GATGCCATTTTGGTGGCGAGTTACGGTACAACTAGTGCTGGTATTAATATCGTTAACCTTGATAATATTGTATTCGCCTCTCCTACAAAATCCGTAATTCGTCTACTACAAAGTATTGGTCGTGGATTGAGAGTGTCAGAGAAAAAGAAAACATTAAAAGTATTTGATATTGTTGATGATCTTTGTTGGAAGTCTCATAAAAATCACGTATACCGACATTTTGAAGAACGTGTAAAGATATACAAAAAAGAAAAGTTTGATTACAAAATTCATTCGATGGGTTTTACAGAAACTCAATAAGATAAATATTATGGAAGGGAGGACATCATATGTCCGATTCACTTCCTGAGAATTCTTTCTCGGGCTCACTCAGAGTAATTAAATTAACTTCTGGAGAAGAAGTAATTGCTCTGATTAAAGATGATGCCCACGATAAAATCATAATTCAATTTCCAGCACTTTTGCAAAATTATTATACAAAAGATGAAAATGGAGATACTGTTGAATTTGTCAAATTAACAAATTATTTGGGAAATATAGAGGGGTATGAAATTTTATTACCAAAAACAACAATAATTTATATGGGTAAACCTGCTCTAGATTTACAAAAAATGTATGAAATATATTTTCAAACTATGCAGACCAACCCAAAATCAATTGTAACATCTGGCCCAGATGATGGTGTATCTTCTGAAGATGGTTTAAAACTTTTAAATGAATTATTTAATAACGATGATTTTGTAAATTTTATAAATGACTTAATGGATACTTATGAGGGTTTTGAAATTTTTGAAGAAGAACTTGATGAAACAGAATTGTCTGTAGAATCCCCTGAGACGAGCGCGGTAGAAGAAGAGGCCAAACCCCAACCCAAGCCAAGAAAACGCCGTAAAGTCAAACCAGAGACGAATAAACTACCTTATAATCCATCCAACCCCCCGGAAGATCCAGAAAGTTGGTCTGACAATCCTTCGGATTATATTTAAGACAAAATTGAAGGGGCGTCAGGAAGAATTGTATAATATGAATATTTGAATCTTGCTGTGGCTTTCTGTATAACAGCATCCGTGTTATCTGATTGAAAATTTAAACCACTTAAAGATATTGGGATAACGTTATTAAATGTAATTCTTGTTCCTAAATTGCAACCATTTACACTATACGGTTCGGAATAAATGTTTAGTGTAGCTGTTATATGCCAATCTTTATAATTAAGATTATTTGAAGAGTCGTCTTTTATATTTGTTATATTTCGTATCCAAGAATAAATGCTTTTCCAATTAGTTAAATTTTCATCGACAATAAATTCTACAGTAAGCGGTTCAAAGGTAGCAACCAAACTTGGTACAGGTATAGTCGTTCCCAGAGTAGTCGGTTGAATCAAATCTGGAGAACCAATACCCGGCAAATTTACTCTTTGACAAAGCAATTCAAATTGTTTTGTTCCGCGATCAAACCTCAATGAAAAATAATTGTTATAAAGCGGGTTTGTGTTTCCAGAACATGCATTTGTTGTCATAATAATATTTATCGTAAAAAGAAAGACCTCCCGATTTCTCGGGAGGTCTTCTGAATTTTTTTATCTAACTTTTAATTAGATCTTGTTACCATGAAGATTGGCAACTTTTGTCAAACGGTAGTATTGGTTCAAGCCGGTGTTGAGGCTTTCACCATCTGGTAGTTTTCCGTTTAGGACGTAGGGGTTAGCTACGACACCGTAACGGGTCTTGAATGCAATACGTGGTTGGAAAGTGTTAGGATCAACTGCACGTACCATTTGTAGCGGTACGTATGGGCAGTAGAAAAGACCTGCGTCGTATGCCGATTCACCCTTATAACCAGCGCAGAAATAATTTGCACCGAGTGGGGCATATGGATCGATATATACGCGAACTTTACCATTGAGAACACCAGCAAATGTGCTTTGTGTATCATCGGCATTGAGTTGTGGAGCAATTCCTGGGCTCAAGCTCATGAATCCTGACATTGCAAGTGCTGCTGCGGTATCGCTATCGCAGATGATAAAGTTACCCTTACCACGACGTGTTTCTTTACCGATGGCATTGCATTCACGCTCAATTTGGAAGCTGAGGCCACGGAATCTTTCAGCTGACCAACGACCATCTGAATCGGTATCTAGGTTATAGTTACCTGTTGCGCTTAGATCCCATTGTTGGCTACCAGTCTTAGCAACATAGTAAATCGTGCGAACGATCTCGCGGTTGATCTCAGCAAGAATTTCAGTGCTGAGAAGGTTTGCAAGTTCTGATTCTGCATCAAGTCCGTGAACTGCCTTGAGATCTTGTGCCAATTCGACTGTATAGTTGCTTGCCAATGCACGTGTACGAGCTTGTACAGCAACACGGTCGATTGAGAAGGCCATTTGATTGAACTTCTTATATGGATCTTGGTTAGAAGAACCGCCCAAACCTTCACCATAGTTTGTCAAAATTCCGCGAAGAGCATTGAAGCTGTTAACACCAGAAGTATAATTAGTCCACGCGCCATAGCTGTTTCCATAGTTCCAAGCAGCGGAAAGACCTTGGCTGGCAGCAAAGGTTGTTCCCAAGGTGTAACCAGAACCACCGAAGCTAGCTTGTGGTTCTTGGAACATGGCTTCTACGTAGGTGTTATCAGCATAGAGCTTACCGCCGTCTGCGTTTCCATATTGTGAACGCATGGCAAAGATCAAACCTGTTGGCGCAGTCATTGGTTGAACGCCGCAGATGTCATAGGCCATCAAGTTTGGCATTGCACGGCGAACAAGGCTGATAAGAACTGGATCATATCCAGAAACGTTACCAACGTTGTAACCAGTTGAAGTTGCGGGACCTCCGAGGTTTCCAGAAGTCATATCTTCTGTGAGGTGTTGAGTTCTGAGGGCTTGTTCTTGGTTTTCTAAAAGAACAGCTGTTACCTTTTTACGATAGTCATCACCGATTGTGGGCAGAGCTTCGTGATTGAGCACTGGGTTCCACTTTTCGGTTAAAATGTCATATGGTGTATTTTCTTGAAATTGCATTTTAGTAAATTCTCCTGTGAGTTTAAATTATTTAGTAAATTTTGTTTTTTAGAGCTTTTTATTTAAGCGACCAATTACATTGGCGTAGCTCTCTACCAATGTTCCTGGTGTGTTTGTTGATTTTGAAAAAGTTTGTTCTTCGGTAATAATTTTTGCTGGTGCAGGACGTTTAGCGTTTACGTAATTATCCTTGATAGCCAACAATTTTTCACGATATTCTTCGGGGCTGGTAAAGTTGATATTTTCCATCAAGCCTTGAAGTTTTGAAACTTGAGTATCGGCAAGATCTCTTGTTTCAGCAACAAAAATTCCAGCACATTCTGTCAAAGAAACTTCTTTTTTCAATTCAATTGATTCTTTGACTACAGAATTCAATTGTTCTTGAAGTTGTCTATTTTGGGCATACAGTTCATCCAAAACATTATATTTTTCTGCTGGAACATCGATATAGTGATTTTCAAAGAGTTCTTTCAAACCAGTAATGAAGTTTTCTGCAATAGTGGTTTTAATTCCTTGTTCAACGCTGATGGCGTTTTCCTTAATCCACTCTTCTACAACATAATCAAGATAATCGTCTACCTTTTCTACTAATGCATTTGTAACATTTTCAAGGTATTCTTTTGCACCTTCGTCAAGTTGAGCAACTGTGGTTGAAACTTCTTTTTGAACACGATCTTGAACAGCAGCTTCAAAAATTGCTTCAATTTGGTTAAAGGAAGATTCATCTACATTTTCACCAAGAAGAGATGAGAGTGCAGCTCTAAAAGCCTCACTAATTTCTTCTTTAGTTTGTTCTGCAGATTCTTGCATTTCATCTTCGCCAGTTTCTTCTTCTGTTTCTTCTACTTCTTCATCTTCTTCTTGTGAAGACATTACTGGTGCAGCAGCCGGGGCAGTTTTCATTGAGCCCATCGCCTTACCCATAGAATTTGGAACAACTGGAGGGGCCACTGGGGTGGTTGCTGGGGCACTCATAACAACAGGTTGTGAAGTCATTGAACCACCGCGAACGCCGTCTGAATCCGATTTTCCGGTGCCATCTACGGGTACAACACCCATAACTTGGGCAGCGGCTTCTGAAAGTTTAAGTTTTTTGTTATTTTTCATGATCAATTCGTCCTTAAGGTTAAATTATTTATATTTTTTTATTCTTTGTAAAAATTAATATCTTCCTATAGCTGATGGGTGCCCCATAGTTGATTTTACACCAGCAGTCTGGGCAGCTCCCAATTCTCTTGTTCTTTGTAGTATTTCTTTCCCACCTAATAGCTCGTAACCCAATTTAATACCGGCCAACGGATTAAAGGGATCCAGTGAAGATAAATTAAATGCATATTTTTTTGTTAAATTGATTAATTTATTTTGGGCACTTACAGATTTTTGTTTTTTTGTTTGTTCTTTAGCTGAACCTGTTGCGGGTGCACCCTGAGAAGCATTTTGATTAATATTTTGTTGTAATCCTTGTAAAACTGCATCTGTTGCTGCATCACCAGTTTTTGGTAATTGCATTGCATTTTGTGAAACTGGTATTAATGTGGGGCCACCCGATTTCAATAAATTTAAGGCCATCGCGCCTTTAGCAATAGCTGGAAGCACTGAATCCAAATATTCAACTGTTGCATATCCCTGACTCATATTAGTAATATGCTTTAATATATCACCGGGCTCACTTCCAAAGTCAGTTCTTCCAGTTAAAATATATGGATCTAAGTCTGAAC